GCCGCTCCATATACTTCGCTATCCATTAGGCGCTTCAGGTGCCACAGTCCCACCATAAGACCATCTACCCGCTCAAGGTAAAACCCGTGCTTTAGCATTATGTGGTTACCATTACGAGCAACCTTAACTTCTGAAAGCCGCATCTCCTTTTACTCCTTAGCTAGGCGCGGCATCAATAAGTAGGTGGCTTTTTACCTGTTGGCAGTACTGGCTTCCGCGTTGGCTTCTTCGCCTGGGCCGCCGCATCTGCCAGCGCCGCCAGAGTCTCGCTCCTTGGTGACACCTTGCCGTCTTCTCCCTTCACTGGGACGATGTGCGGGGCTAAATCGGCTACTGGCTTAATCTTTTTGCGGTTTTGAAAGATTTCAGTGATTTTCATTTCAGTTCCTTTGTCTCAGCGTCAATGCTGATCATCTTCATAATGTCCTCTCTGGAGGCCACCACAACATTTGTTTCCTTCTTACCAGCATATGGCGTAAAGGTGCTTGCCCGCTTTCTGTCAGTCTTTATTCGAGCCCGAGCCGCCGCGGCATTGAGGGCGATATTGAGGAAGTTGGCCGCCACCTCCGCATTCCGAGCCGCGTAGCGCGGCTCAACAATTTCAGCGTACTGCATCTGCTGGTTAAAAGTGTCAATAGCGGCATCATAGACCGTGTCGATCTTCTTGTCAATCTCAGCATCGTCTGGGTCGGTGTCTGGGGCAGGGGTTGGTGACTGGAGCTGAGCCAGCTGACCTTCAGTTACCTGCTCATACTCAGTGATGTCCGTCGCAGTGGAGGCCGTCTGAAACAGCTCGTCCAGCGGGTTGATTAGCTTAGTTTGCATTTCAATTTCTCTCTTTCCAAAGATCGGCATCGGTCTTTCTTGCCGGCCCACCTGTCAAAAAGCTATTTACTCTGCCCATCGCCCATTGATGCTGGGAAACCCCAGGCCGGTGTCCAGTTCGCCAGGCTGCAAGACCACGGTTATACACTTTTCGAAGAACAGAGAGCTTGACACCAGTCTTCTCGGCCTTATTCTTCAGGGCAGTGGTGACGGTAGAAGATTCAGACAGCAGCTCTTCGACCTTCATTTTCCATACATCCTCTCAAACTTCTTTGTATGGCGAGACCTTGGCAGCTTTTTTCCTTTTCTCTTCAGCTCTTCTTTGTATTTCTTATCAGCAGTCCAATCTTTTGGATATGCCGCTGGGTCCCGGTGGTCCATTTTGCTGAAGCGCTCAATCTCGCGGGTCATCTCCTTCTTGAGCTCCCGCTTCTGGCTTGAGCCCTTGAAGTCAACGTAGCTCTTCTTTACTTCCTCGAAAAGCTCAGCTACCTTCATACGGCATCACCCAGCTTTGGCGCAAGGCACCCATCTTCACCCACAGCGAACGTTCCAGTTCTTTGCGAGGCTGACAGCCCGATTAAGTGAAGCCATAGCGTCGTTGAGGTGCTTATGGCACATCTCTTGAGAGGCGCCGTCCTTCATGCACTTCTTGAGCTCCTTGAGTGACTTCAGGGTATCTTCGTGATAGCTGTCAATCTCGTCACTGCACTCGTCGTGCGCCTTCTTTGCCTCCATGAGCTGCTCAAACGTTAGGAGGTATTTTAGGTTGTTAAACATAGGTCAGACCTTTCAGTTACTTAGGTGAAGAGAAATTTACTTAAGCTAAGAATGGCTTCTTCACACCGCCCTGCCAATCTTCGGCTTATTTCTTTTATTTAGGCCATTGGCGGCAAACATAGTCCGTTCAGTCACTACTCGAAAGGTGGCTCCCTGCTGCTGGGCAAAATCGGCAGCGGCCTTCCACTTGGCTCGATTTACTATCAGGGCCTGAGCATCTCTGGGGGTCATCTTGGGAGTTTCCACTGTTTCCTTGTATGGCTTTACCTCTACTATTTCCTTTCGAAGGCTGCCATCCTTGTGCTTATAGAGCACCACGATATCAGGAAAGTAGCGGTGCACCCTTCCGTCCAGTGGGTTTAGGTAGGGAATGGAGAGCTCCTCCGACCCCCACCTCAGGATGGCAGGGTTTTGATCAAGCCACTTAAAGAACGCCAGCTCCCACGAAGAGCGAAAGACGATGTTGTTGTGGTTGCCAACGTACTTAGACGGGTTCTTGGCAATGAAGCGTCCCTTAGCGGCCATTTTATTCCAGTATTCCCGGGTTTATATTTCCAGTGGCCCCGGAAGAAGGTGAATAGGCGGTGGTTCCAGCTGGCGGCACCTTGTTGCTGTCGATAACCGGGCTTCTTACCGCTCTAGCAATGTCCTGTCCAACACCATCCACCAGGCTGTTGATTGTGCCGGATGCGGCTGAGCCTAACAGGCTTCCAGCTCGGGCGCCGATAGCTGAAGCTAACCGCCCGCCGCCTGGAATACTTCTTACAGCCTTATTGACTAGGTCTGAGGTAAGCTTCTGGGCAACGTTGCCAAGAACGCCTCCAACGGCGCTGCTGATAACGCTGCCTGTAGAGTCAAGCGGTCCAGCTCTTGTAATTGAGATATCTGAAGGCGCAGTAAGCGCACCAGGTGAGCGGACCGTGAAGCTTGGGCTGTCATTATTCTGAAGAACGCCGACATCCACCATCTCCATCCAATCGTAGTCAAACTGCATGGTGAGAAGGTTGGCGTCAGAAGCCTCATGCGACAGATCATCCAGGTCAAATGAAACTACTCGTGGGTTCATGAAGTCAAAGGTAACCTCCCTAACGGCTGATCTAAGGGAGGGAGAACCGGGGTTTACGAAGATCTGCTTGATGCGAATTGCGGAAAGGGCACCACCGACGTCGGTGTCAACAGCGGCTCTATGGGCGCTGTCCTTCTTGTCTTTCTTAACACCACCGAAGAACATACCATTTGCATCAGCCAGTGAATCGGCCGGTCTTGAGGTACCACCATCTCTATCCACCTGTCTTCTAACAATAGGTGAGTAGATCATCATCATGATTCTGAAGAAGTTAAACACCCGGTTTCCAGTGTCATCGAGAAAGGTAACTGTGAGTTCACGGTGACGAATCTTCTTCAGCACCTTCGTTCTGAAGTTGTACATGTTGACATCTTCTTCATATTCAAAATCTACCTTTGGGCGATCTACTGTCTTCACCATGAAGGTAAATTCATTTCTCTCGATGCTGGTCTTGACTGCGCTGGTAATAAGCCCCGCCGAAACAAGGTTATCCAAGACGCCTGGCTTGAAGAGAAACTCTATCTTGAAGAGAAACTTAAGCTTTGGTCTGTAGCTGGTTGAACCTGCTAGGGCAGCCGCATACGAAGTTGCGATCCAGGTGTTGAGTGGGGCTGGTGTTCTGGCAGCTCCCTCCAGGCCTTCCTCCCCGTTCCGAAGGCCTTCACCTCTCCCCCTAATGAAGTCTTCTACTGCGCCGCCGAAGATAGTTTCAGCCACCTGTCCGGTAGCCGTCTTTGTTTGCTTGGCAATGTCTGAAATTTTGAACATGTGAAAGCCCTATATGACCTGCTATTTATGGAGTTGCTGCATGCCAGTCTAGGAAGTGCGACCCGCCGAAGAAACTTTGGGAGGCAAATGCCTCCCAAAGTCGTGGGTCAGAATAGCCAGAGTTAGGCGCCAACCTCTTTCCTTGATCTGAACTAAGAAGCTATAACCCAGCGCGTATTACCGAGGTCCCACACTCGATACCAGCCATTGTTCCAACAGTTTTCATGCTCTGTTAGAGATGGATCAAATTTTTCCAGCACCATCGGTAGCTTATGTTTCATGTGCTGTTGGCGGCTTCGACGTTCTCCATTGCTGTTCACATAGAAGAACCCCTGCCCGGTTTGCCCGTCTTCTTTGAACCCCAAGTTCAAGTAAAAGCTGCCAGTACCCCAACGATTATCTGAAAATGTTACAATGCTTTCACCTACATGCGATTGTCTCCACGCACTAAATAATTTTCCAGCCGCCCCAACAACTGAGGTATCTACTTTTGTTGCAAAACGCAGTAATTCCCACTTATAAGTACCGCTAAATCTGTTTCGTCCAAACGACATCGCGGCCACAAGTTGTCCCTCATAGCGCAGACCGAGCGCCTCTTTGCACGTGACAGCCCCCTGCATGTGATTTTCTTCGAAAAAGCGCCGCTGTTCCTCAGAACTAAGTGAAACTAACTCACATTTTCTGGCGGCGATCTTTCTTCCAATTAACCCAAGAGCGTTTTTTATTCTGCTTTGAACTATATTGCGCTTTTTTTCCCACTCATCCTCAAATATCATTATGTGTTTGAGCCCCCTTTCACGAAGGGCAAAAAACTTCGACATACTTTTCTGCTTGATATCAGGCCGGCCCCGCTCGCTGTGCCAGTATAAGCCGTCATACTCAATTACTAAGTTGTGATCCGGTATGAAGATATCAAGTTCAATTTTTCCATTAAAAATCTTGCGGTCATTTATCCTATACACAATACCTAGTGATTTAATCCAATCAGCCAATTCATGCTGACCCTTGCTTGCTCGTGGCGTCCAGCACGTAGGGCACTTGTTTTTATTTTCTACCCAACGTAACCTCTGCAGTTCAAATTCGGTGCCGCATTTTCGACAGCTAACTGGCAGGTATTGCCTGTTGTCAATGTATTCGTTACTCGTGAACAGAGGTACTAGATCGTTTTGACGAAGTTCCTCAATCCATTTTTCTGCTAATTTAACAGCGCCAGCTTTTGCCTTTTTCTCTTTTACTGTTTTTAGCATCCATGGCCATCTAACCCCGTATCGAGCTAGATTTGAGCGTTCCTGTCTCATTACACGTTCTTCTTTTGTTAAGAGCGCTTTCTTTTGCTTAATTTTCTTCGGCTTTTGAGAGGCTCTGTAAATTGCGCCGCATTTAATTGAGCAGTACGGGCGATACCCGACAGACCAAGATTTCCAATTTGTTGGTGAACCGCACTGTGGGCATGAAGGGCGAGATTCAAGGTTATTAGCTAAAGCATATAATCTCTCAGCCGCAGAAGCACCGACAAATGATGGTGTCAGCTCTGTTAGTTGCTCTAGAACCCCTTGGCAGGCCAATTTTCTAGAAGAAGGCAGACCGTTTTTATCTAGAAAGGTGCCAACGTCAATCATCTTTGATACCTGTATGAACCTGCGGTGTAGCACCTAAAAAAGCCAGCCAATCTTGCATTCTCTTCTTCAGTTTTGCTGTTATCATAGGGAAGCCCAGTTGTTTTTGTGAAATTTGCCTTTGATAAAGCAAGACGATGTTTTCTCTTTGCGCCAGCTCGTTCATAGTAAAAGTATCCAGGCGCCGTCTTACCTGTCCTAACAAACCCTGCCTTCAGATATCCATCTCCACCCCATTCTAAACTCGCATAGGTCTGAATTGGCGATTGAATCTTAGAAAGAATTTTAGAAATGCCACCAACAATGACAAGCCCTGGGCTAGTGGCAAGTCGCAAAAGCTCAAGCGAAGTTTTATCTTTACCATACCTTGGGACACCAAGCATTGCCGCCATCACCAGCTCACCATCATGAAATAGCCCGTAGTAAGATGAACCGCCTCTAACCCATCCATCAAGGTGGTTCTTTTCAAAAAATGCACGTGCTTGCACTGCGTCTATTGACTGCAAACTGCATTTGCGCGCCCCAATTCTAGTAGGTCTAAAGATTGAATCAAACCTTCCCAATATGATTTCTTTTTTATCTCTAATTTGGTCTTCCCAAATAGTAATCAAACGGATATTTTGACGCTTTGCCTGTTCTATTTTTAGTTGATGGTAGTCTGGCGTCGGCGGCCTTGGCGCTGCCTGTGAATGCCAATAGATGCCATTTATCTCTATGCCAATTCGTTGTTCATGAAACATAGCATCTAATGTCTGTTTATTCTCAAGTCTAAAGTTGTGTGTAGCAACGATGCCGTAGCGCTCCTCAAGCTCTCTGATAAAGCTCCACTGCATCTGCTGTTTCGCTGGGGCTTCACATGCAAAGCATATAGGCCTTCCTCGAATTTTAGTGCTTACAAAACCACATTTGTGTTGGGCAGACATTAGCCGACCCTGCAATCCAAAAGTTGGATTCGTCCAATCAGGCAAGATTGTCGCAGTTGTGGTTGCAACTTTTTCTGAATAGCGTTCTGAATAGACGCCTTCAAGCACCCGTTTCTTTCTAGTTTCAACAGTTTTCTTAGCCTGGTTTTGCCACTGTTCAGTTGTTCTAATTGAACCTGGCCAGTGACCCTTAGCGGCAATGGACCTTCTTACTAAGATGCTTTTCTTGATGCTTGAGCTACTGGCAAGAGCGTTTTTCACACCATGGCGCTCAAGCATCGTTGTTTCAAGCTTGCTTCTAGTTTCTGGATGTAGCTGCCCGCAGCGAGGAGAGCAGAATTTGGCATAAGTTGCAGGTGGCCCTGAGTGGAAAGATACTCTGCTACCACATGTCCTGCATGTTGGGCGCACTGATAATGATGTTTCAATTGCCCTAATTGCTTCAACTATATCTGTTGGATAGATGTCAGGAATCGTGTTTTTTGCAAGAAACTCAGCCGCAGCACGCCACTTTGGTGTTGTTGGGTTTTTCAAAAATCGAACGGCCATTCGATTTATTTGGTTTCTATCAGTGAGCACCAATTTCAAGAATTCTGTTTTGTCCATATCCAATATCACTTTCTACTTATTATTTATGGTATTGGAGAGGTAAAAAGGGGCCAAGAACTTGGCCCCTCATAATAGCTGCAGGTTATGCTACAACACCACCGAGAGCGGTACCATAACCAAGGCCAGATTCAACATGACGCGCATGGTCGTAGCGTAGCGACATCGTAATGGTTGCTGCCTCTGAAGCAGAATAGTCGCGATCACCGAAATCAGCATTCATAATTTGAACACCTTCAAGGAACCAGGTCTGCACAACGCCTTCGTCACCGTCCAGCTGCTCAATAACTGCCGCAAACTTGTAGTCTGATCCAGTAGCAGCGGTGTTTAGCCAGCGTCCGTCAAGATCTGAACCAATGAGGCGCTGCTGCGTCTCGAGCTGGTTCTTTATGACAGTGGCAGCCAGGCCGGTGATGTCATCTTCAACCGTGACGCTGATTGGTTCCCATGAGTGCTTTCCAGAAACATAAGCCACCGAGTTATAGCGGTGTAGGGCAACCTCTTCATACGTCAGGTTTGGAAGAGTGATGTTAGTCACCTGCATTGTTAGGTTACGAGAATTAGTTCCAGGAATCAACCGACCAATGTCACGAAAGGTTATCTGGAACTTGTTCTTGAGGCGAGGATGGAGTATCCCAGCGCCTGCAGCAGGGATACCGAAGTTTGACAGAGTAGCGATGATAGTCTCCTTGCGACCCTTAGGTCATAAATTGGTTGATGGGATGGACTATTTCGTAGATATTTATATGGTTATCATTATATCCTGAAAATTTACTACAGAAGTTGATAAGGTTTGCCATAAATACATCATGGACAAATCGCTTATCATTCAACACCTTTTCACTAATGGAACCTTTGACGCACGAAAATGGCGTAGCGCCTCGCGCATACCAGGTTTCAATGATCTACCAGGCGATAGTGTATCTGAGAAAGTTTGGCTCGTGTTCAACACTCGGCCTAAATGCTTCTGTGGAAAACAAACAGCATACATCAACTACACGGTTGGTTACAGAACATCGTGTTCGCGCCGTTGTGCGCAGACAAGCCCAATAGCCAAGTTTATGAAGAGGCACCGTCAAGAACGATATTGGTCGAATCCAGAATGGAAGGAATCAACGGCGCTAAAGATGAAGGAGGCGCACTTTAGGTCGCGCACTCCTAAGAAATTGGAAAGACTGTTTATCGAAAAGAAAATCATTCCACTAGATGAGATCACACCAGGTCAGGCAAATGTTTATCGATGGCAGCACGTTTGCGGCGAGGTATTTGTAAAACCCTTCTCGCGTATTGCGTTTATCTACTGTCCTAAATGCCACGTCTCACAGGGGCAAGGTGAGCTGTATGAGTTCATAAAATCACTATATGAGGGTGAAATTGTAGTCAATGACCGTGCTGTCATTGCACCCAAGGAGATTGATATCTATCTACCAGCCTTGAAGCTTGGATTTGAGTTCAACGGGAAGTATTGGCATCAGGGTGACAGATCGCGCGAACTAGAGAAAAGCAGCGAGTGTAAGGAAGCTGGGATAATGCTGCTTCATGTCTGGGAAACCGAGTGGAACAAGCAGCGTGCTAAGGTGAAAGCACAAGTAGAATTTGCTATTAGGAGTAGGATGGCAAATTAGATTCCACTCGGGGCGCACCACATCTTCTTAGTTTCCGTACCCACCACCGACACCTTTTAATCATCCTATCGGACCGTTCGACGTAATGGTTCGGTTTTGGTGCGCTTTTGGGATATAATATATAAGTAATAAGTTTTGGGTAGGCAACTACATGAAAAAAAATCTCAATCATTGGCTAGAAAAACGGCACGTTAGATATATGCCGCCTGATGTACAGCAGCAGTTGAAGGCGATGGTGCCGCGCTGCGAGGGTGATGCAGCTGAAGCCCTGTTCTGGGTGTTGAATGGATTGAGCGACTACCCAAGCTGCGATGGGTGCGGTAAAAAGCTATCCAGCTTCCATTGGGAACCTTATCTGCGTCCAGAACTCAGAAAGGACCCACAGATAAAGCAGGGATACCGACCATTTTGCAGTCGGTCATGTGCATATAAACATGGCACCAAGAGCGAAAACTACAAGAAAACCTCTCTAGAAAAGTGGGGAGTGGAGCACCCCATGAAGTCGCCCATAGTGGCAGAGAAGATAAAGGTGACAAACCTGCTCAAGTATGGTGATGCCAACCCAAATCGATGGTCTGGAAGCAAGTTTGCCCAGCAGCTCGTTGAAAAATATGGAGTAGATGCGGTCAGGAGAATACCTGGTGTAAGTGAAAAGATCGCCAGGTCAAAGTTAGATGCCACCATGAAGCTTCTTCCTGCTAAAATAGCAGAGATGGAAAAGCTATTTGATGTGCAGTGCCTGTCTGATATTGGTAATCTTTCATTTACCAGGATTGATGACATTGATTTTACGTGGCGTCATAGCTGTGGCAGGGAATACGTTTCCAATATCTCCTTCAGGGGAATCCGGATGTGCCCAACGTGCTCAAGCGGTTCTAGTAAGGGGGTGTCTGAGGTATTCAAATTTGTGGCTGAGGAACTTGGGCTAGAGGCCATTCAGAGAGACAGAAACGTGATCTGCCCTAGGGAACTGGACATCTGGATACCAGAGAAGAAGGTTGCTATAGAGTTTGATGGCACTTATTGGCATTCGGCCAAGTTTGAAAGCAGATCCAAATCAATGGAAAAGCTGGAAGCATGCGATAAACTTGGAATACAGCTTATCACCCTGCAGGAGCACCTGTGGCAGTATCGCCAGGATGCGGTGAAATCGAGGCTGCGCTCAATACTCGGTAAGAATGAGATTTTACCAGCCAGAAAAACAACGATGTCTGAGATAGATCAACCAACAAGCTCCGCCTTTTTACAGGTCCATCACCTACAGGGTCCTGCACGTGCATCTGTTCATCTGGGCCTGTATATGGCTGAAGAGCTAGTGGCAGTTGCAACATTTGGCAGGCCGCGCTGGGCAAAAAGCTATGACTGGGAGCTGATCAGAATGGCGTTCAAGTCAGGCTACACCATTACCGGCGGTGCGGCTAAGTTGATTGCAGGTTTCAGGAAATACAATACAGGCTCTATCGTGTCATACGCGGATAGATGCTGGAGCACCGGAAACGTTTACAAACAGCTCGGCTTCACCTTCAGTCATAACACGTCGCCGTCTTATTGGTGGATCCACCACAAGCTAGGCGCCTACGCTAGGTACCAAACACAGAAGAAGAAGCTCCCTAAGCTTCTAGGCGGTCTTGGGAAGACCTTCTATCAGGAGCTGTCTGAAGAAGAAAACATGCGGTTAGCTGGCTTTCTACAGCTGTACGACAGGGGGAACAGCGTGTGGGTGCTAGCTTAATCTACCATTTATCCACACTTCGTAAACAGGATTCTTGATGACCTTGTCCGACCTCTCAGCGTAGATGCCCAGCTTTACTTCATCAGCGTGTTCAGGCGTTAGGTGACGAGAGCGCATTCCACCACTCAGAAAGAAGTGGACTGGAATAGGCACATCGCCTAGCACCCTTTGTACCATTCTCATTCTGCCTCTTCCTTCATGTCCAATGACGCGCGGAAGCTCATTTCCATCTGGGTCAAACTGGATGATCAAAAAGGGAATGCCGATGGCGTAGCCCTCTTTTGCCAGCTTTTCTAGTTCTCTAGAGGTAGGCTCTTGGTGCCCTCTATCATCAAGGGCAAGGCGAAGAAAAACTGACGGTTTCATGAAAGCCACGAACCCTACGTACCAGACATTTGCGTTGTTCGGAACTGAGCCCAGCCCAGCAGTTGCGCTGAACGTGATATCTCCGATCCGGTAGTGCTCTTCTGCTGATTCAGGCGACCAGGCGGGTGCGTCAGCAATCTTATCGGCGTATATTTCACGCTCGAGAAGGAACTGCTTAAATGTTTGCATCTTTCTTGAACACAAGCGTCGGCCGGCCGTCGCGCTTTTTAATGGTCAGGTGCTGAATATCTTCTGCGTCGACGATGACGCTGCTTGGAACGTATTCACCTTCTTCGGAAGACCATTCTTTGAAATCTATATACAGGCTGCCATTTTTGTTGGTGAACACTTCATCAACAAACCCTTCTGCATCATAGAAACCGTCAGGGTGCCGGAGGTGCATGTAGAGCTTTCGCCGCCCGCCTACAGCTTTTTCAATTGCCCAGATAATGAAGGGTTTTTCTCCCTCATCCATCTCAGAGATGAACTGCTTAAACGTCTTCATCTTAGAAAGGAGGGGAGCCTAGGGGCTCCCCCTATTCGTTCTTATATCTCAGCTACCTGAGCAACCACTCTGATTGGAATGTAGATGAATTCAGCCGCCTTCGTCGGCTTGATTGCAACATCAAGCCAGAGCTCATTGCGGTCAACTCTATCAGGTGTGTTGTTGGTTGCATCGCAGACGGTGGCATAGTCAACGAGCCCTCTCTTGACGAGAATGTCGTTCAGAATTCCATCGGCTGCTGCCTTCAGGTTGTCGCGAGTGATCTTGTCATTCGGCTCAAAGACGAACGGTAGAGCACCCTTTCGAAGAGCGCGGCGCAGGTACATTACCAGGCGGGCAACGTTGATACGGTCAAGCGCGGACGCCGCCGGCGCCGATGTCTTCTGACCCCAGATGAGCAGACCACGACCAGGGAAGAAGACAATTGGGTTGATGTTCTTATCGTAGTCATACAGGTTGTCGCGCTGGCCCTCATTTAGGCTGACCTCAACAAAGGTAGTTGGCGTGCCTGGAGTACCAGTGTAGTAGCCAACCTGTGAAATTCCAGTCACAACACCACGTGAGACGCCGGCAGGCGCAGTCCAGACGTATGCCACGTTGTCGCTGTAGGTGATGGTGCGAAGCGCGATACCTGATGGGGCGCAGAGGACATTGCGTCCATCGATGTTGGAACCAACACCCCATGGATAGTAGTAGGCAACCTTATTGTTGACGAAGCGGCTTGACGTGAGCGCCCACTGAGCAACTTGATCTGGAGTTTGGTTGGCTGGAGTATCAGCCAGAACCAAAGCTTCCTCCTTCACGTCGGTGCTCAAGGCAATCAGCTCATCAACCACCTCTGGGTAGCCTGGGCAAAGGACGATGTTGAACTCATAGAGCGGTGAGCGTACTTCCGTGTTGCTGTTGATCGCCGCTTGAAGAGCCGTCGTGATGGCGAGCCGGCGCTGAGCATCATTGCTGCCAAGAGGAGAGGTGATGTTGACCTGAGAGATGACAAATGTGAACTCGTCACCTGCCTGGAAAGGTGTTGTTCCAGGAACGATCATGAAGTTAGCATAGTTGTTGAAGTCGACCGGCGTGTTTACTAGCTGACCAGTCAGAGAGCCGGATGGACCTGAACCTACCACGTCAAACTGCGTCGGTGTGGTAAATGTGATGGTCACGGTCTCGTTGGTGATGAGAGTTTCAGCCAGAACGTCTGGAACCAGGTTGACAACTTCACCGTTACCAACGTTGGTAATTCCTGGAGTTGCGACGTAGCCAAGAAGGACGGTGAACTTATCACCCGTCGCAAATGGAACAAGACCGGCTGTCACCGTAAAGTTGACTACAGTTGAGGCGAACGGCGTGCCAACTACTCCAACGCCAACATAGCCGGAAATTGAGCCTGTGACTGTAAAGTTGGTGCTGCTAGTGAAGGTTATTGAGATGGTCTGTGGTCTAACTTGGTTGCTGGTAGCAGTCACAGTTCCGAGCACACCATTTCCAAGCCCGTTGAAAGAGGTGGAGATGGCGGCAGGAGTGCCAAGAGTTGGGTAGGAGATTGGTTCGTCAGTGGTGTCAATATTTGCCCGAACAACAAAGGCGCGGTTGCCTACGCCGAGGAACTGGTTAAGGGCAAACAGACCGTACTCGTTTCTAGAATCACCATGGAACTCATTTCCAGCGATGTCTCGCCAGAAGTATGGAACTCCATAGAGCTCAAGTGACTGGTTGATGGAGGTGACGGTTCTAACGACGCCGTGCTCCATTGTGCCGACAGCTGGCGTGATGTTATTTGGCTGCAGCTTGTTTGCTCGGCTTGCAATAAAGAAGAGAGGAACGGTTGAAGCCTGCGCTGGGATGAAGAATGACTCATCCGTTACGGTAACGCTAACGCCAGGTGAAACTAGAGTTGCCATTGTTTTATCTCCTACTGTGACAGCCGTGTAAGCTGCTCTGGTTGTTCATGAGGATATTTATGAGAGGGGCAGAAAACTATTCCCGGTTTTGTGTGTTTTGCCTGTCCAAGCTGACTTGATTCGAATCGCGTACTTCTCAAATGCTCCCAATCCATCCCCCGGCGCCGCCGCCGCCGAGCTGTCGCTGGTCATATAGGCCAGACGGTTCAGCGATTTCCGAGGTCCGAGGGCCAAGAATTCATCAGGTGCTGTTGTTTCGTAAAGGTTCTGGGGCCTGTGTTCCAATCAGCCCTATGGACTTCATTATCTCCAGCTCTGATTTGCTGGCCGCAGCCACTAGGTCGCTCTTTGAGATGCCATTAGCCTTCAGCAGGTTTAGCAGCTCTGCCGCCTGAGCAAATGTGAGCCGACTGCCTGTTCTACGGAGGTCAAACGCAATGTCTGTAATGAGGTGGAGAGCAAAGTGCATAGCTTTCTCCTTAGGCAAGTTCTGGCTGCGGAGGGCATCTATGTCACGGACTATCCACTTGAACTTCTTTCCAAGCTGGTCAAGGGCGCTGGCAACTGGGCTTTGATCGGCCTTGCTAGAGAGGAGCTTAGCCAGCTTTTTCAGATACACCTTTCTATCAACTTCTGGGTTAACTGCCGCGTGCAGCGCAATTACAATTCTATCCAGCAGCTCTAGCAGCCTTCTAAGCTGGTTGCGGTAATTACCACCGGCAATTCGTACCTCAATAAAGCCTTCTGTCTCTAGCTTTCTTAGATTCACCGATGAATACTTCACCATTCTCAGCCCGCGGGCCGCCACCCTCTCAAGGGTGGTCATCGCCTCGGCCGGTGGAACGTTAGCTTCACCGTCCCCTAGCTGGTCATTCACCCATGCTCTAACTGCAGCCAGCTGGCTCTGTGAGAACTCGCTTTTACTTCTGCCAAATACATGAAGAGCGTACTCATCACCCAGCAGCAGCACGAACTTTAGTGCGTCAAACCTGTCCATCTCAGCCGTGCTGATATTGAAGTGAACGCCGGTGGTGCTATTTGTTTCAAGGCCATATTCATATGAAAACTGGAGAATTTTGTCGACTGCCTGCCTGGCCTCTTCCCATGGAAGTGGTGGAGATATTATCTCGACGTCGTGCCCACCCTGAATGCTTTCATCAGACTCTACCTTCCAGGTGGCGTAGCCATGAGCGTTGACGCGAACTTCCTGCTTTAGAAATTTGCTAAGCTCATTTGCCACCATCTTCTGCGTTTCAAAGCTGCCGCGCAGGGGGCGCGCTATGAAGAATGAGCTTCTGTCGTTCCTTCGATCTTCGTGCCAGCCAAAGGCCGGGGTGAGCTCATACTCCTGTATCAAGCTGTACCAGCCGCCCTTCACTTCGTGTACCCACGTGCTTTGCTCAAGGTCGAGCTTACTTTCAACCCTATCAGCTGCCCTCTCTCTTCCTTCATCTTCTCTTTCATCGGCGCTT